GAGCAAGTCTGTCATACAAGTTATCCTCAATAGCTTCTTCAGTTATAGAGAAGGCAAGAGCCACAGTTTCGTGTGTGTATCTTGCAGTGTAAGTTTCTTGAGCATTGTCAAAAGTAACTCCACTTCCTTCTGGTTTAACTGCCGCTTGAGCAAAACCTGATAACATAACTTCTTCTTCAAACGCTCTGTCTGAAGATTCAGTAGTGTATATTTCAGCGTGCTGATTCTCATAACGTTTATATTCCAGGCCGAATAGTGCATTCAATCCTGGCTCTAGTTCTTTGACTAGTTGTCCTCTAGATATAGCCATAATTTATCTCCTATTCTCCTATTATACTCCAGCTATCTGTTTCAAGAAGTGTTCGTTGATAGTAACAACAAAATTTGTATTTGACGTAGTCAAATCATTGTTGTCGATATTTTTCGAAACTCCGATCACTTTTAGCTGACCTGTTGTTGAATGCAAAGTTGAATCATCTAATTCTACTTTTGATACGTAGTTAGCTGAATCACCTGCAGTGTATAAGATATCATAATTCATGAAAACATCAGTCTGTGCCGAAGCAAGTGTGTTATCAGATTGAATTTCAAATCTCTCATACGGATCATCGCTTACGAAACCAACAATATCTGTAGCTGTGTTAGAAGCTTTCAGATTGTTAGCAAACGTAGGCTTACTTGTAGTTGCATCAGTAAAGAATACACCGTTTAGTGAACCCAATAAGACATCCCCTGCAGCTGCTACTCCAATTGTTCCAGTGTTTAATGCTTTAACTGGATCTTGAAAATAGATCGCTGTAGCGGAAGCCGCTATACTGTACTCACTTAAACCTTGCGCATCTCTGTTCTGACCAACTTTTCCGATCGGTTTTAAACCGAACGCAGCATCTTTATTTGCCATAGTAGTTGTCCTCCTTAGACATTTGTTTAGTTTAAGTTACTTCAGTTGGTTAAGAATTCTATTATGATTTCTTTGTACCACCAAAAGTTACACGAGTCTGTCGATCAATATTGATCGGCATACTTGGATGCTGTTCCTTCATAAGATCGTTGTCTACTGCTTCAACGTTTTCATTACCCTGTTTAACATAGTAATCTGTACGCTGTTTTGCGATCTCTTCCGGTACCCTTGCCAGCACAAGTCCACCAACTCCGATCACTCCCTTGTATTTTCCGTCTTCAACAATTGGATAGTTTGAATCTGGATATTCATCTGCCCGAACTAATTCATATCCTGATCTTAGTCTTCCAGCTACATTTTTTGTATCCTGGAATCCCATTGATTCAACTCTTATCCATCTGTGTTTAAATCCTGTAGGTGCAGGGGGTGCATCTAAACTTGATGGGGGAGACCAGACTTTAGGCTTTGAAGTTTTTTCTCTAGTCTGACTCGCACGAGAAGCTCTTTTATTATTATCATTTTCCATATGCTTATACCTCCTTCGTGATTTTTAATTGTTTCGCATATTCTTTGAGTGGCACACCTAATTTTTTTGCGATTGCTACCTGTGACGGCGTGAGAGTCACAGTCTTGCGACTAGTATTTGTACTTCGCTTCGCACTAGCTACTGTTTGTACGGGTTTAGTCGTTTCCCCTTTTTCACTATTATTAGCAAATTTTTGGGGGAACTCAAGTCTTATTCTCTTATCAATCTCATTATAATACTCATCAGATTTAGGATCATATCCCTCTTCTTCTGTCAATTTTTTATGTAGATCAAAAGCAGTATAAGTCATAGCGGTGTCTTTGCCGAACCATTCGTTTCTAGATGCCCATGCTTCAGCTTTTGGATCTGGAGCTTGAGCAGGTTTTTCTTGTAATTTTAACTCTGGTTCTGCTTTTTTGTTTTTATTAAACTCTTCTTGAGCAATTTTTGTCTCTTCGAGTTTTGCTTTTTTATAACCCAATTCAGATATTGCAGTTAAGGCTTCTGCTTCAGCTTTTAAATCGTTTGCTTCTCTAGCTGCTGCAAGTTTAGCCTGTGCTGCTTGTACACCTGATGTAATACTATCTTCTGTAGATTGTAAGTATCCTGGTTCAAGTTTTGAGATTTTAGCTTCTGCTGCTTCTCTTAATTGAATTTGTTTTTTCGCATAAGATGCTGCTTCTTCTTTTTGTCTCTCAGCTTCTCTCCATTTATGAGTTAGTTTAGCTATTCTTCTTTGTACATCTTTACTGTAACTTTCTAATTCTTTTTTATCTTCTTTCTTTTCTTCTTCTTGACTCTCTTCTTTTTGGTCAAGTTTTGTTTCTCTTTCATTTTCAAACGTTTTGTCTTCTGCGTTATCTTCAGCTGGTAATTCTACTTCAGGTTTTTCTTTTTCTGCAGTTTGAGTTTCTTCTAACTCAATTTCTGTATTAGGACCTGATGTATCTATATCAACTGTTTGTTCTTCTTTTGGCATAGTTATCCTCCTCTATGTTTAATATTGATGAAGTATATCTTCAGGGTTTTCGATGGTTGCTAAAACTTCATCATCATTTAGCAATCTTACTTCCCCACCATCGATCTGGATTCTTGATCCAGCGTATCTAGCGAATATTATCCAATCACCTTTTTTACACCAAGGCCCTTCAGGAAATTTTGTTTTATCATAACAATGTGGACCCATAGCAAGAACTAGACCACATGTAGAACCTACTTGTTGTCTTTCTAAAGTATCTTGACCAAGATATAATCCACCTTTAGTTTTTTCTGGCATTTTAAATGGCAGAACAACTAATCTCCATCCAGTTGGTTTGGGTAATTTATTTGATTCTTTTTTCTTTAAACGTTCGTAACCATCAACTTCTTTTTGATGATCTTGTTCATATTTATTTAATAATGCCGGCTTAACTTCTTGGTTTTTCGAAGTCGACGACGTTTTCTCTTTCTGACCTATTATCATTTTTTGGCTCCTTTGGGTTTAGCAGGTTAGAGATTTCCTGTGATATTTTTAAGTAGGCATGTGCCTGTCCCATCATATACTTATATTTTTCCATATTGTCAACAGTCCCACTTATCATGGAATCACCAATATTTTGATAAGACTCTTTTAAAAATTTTTGTATTTTATTTAGTATTACGAGTTCTTCTGATTGCATTTTTTCCTCTCTTAAAAATAGCAGCGACTTGTGATTTACCCATAACTTTGGCTCGCTGTTCTCCAACAGTTAGGATTTGTATTTTTCTTGCAAACGGTTTAGATATCTTCTTAACCTTTGCAACAGTCTTACGAGCATCAGCAGGAGTCGCAAACTTAATCCCAACAGTATCTTTAGGATTTTCATCTGTGTAGAGTCTCCTACCAGAGCCTTTAGGCTTTTTTCCCGTTCCTTTTTTTGGATCCGCCATGAATAACTCCTTTTAATGTTTTAGCTTGCGCAGCGTGTGTCTTCGATGCTTTTTGCAAACCTTTCATTACTTTTTTTATTTTTTGTTTTTTTAACACTTCCATCTCCTTCTAGCCTGACGGATTCTTGAGTTCGGATCATTACGAGTTTTTGCTGAAGCTCTTTTGAGCTGACCTAGTGATCTTGCGCAGTATGATTTTCTACGTTTAGCAGCTTTTGATCCTGGCTTCACTTTACCAGTCACGGCTGTTTTTAATTTAGAACCGGGATTTAATCTTCTATAGGCTTTGACACCGGCTCGTGTCATTCCTGCTCCAGACTTTGTAGGTCTAAAGTTTTTTTTATTTCTAGCTGGCATTGTGCCTTTTGAAAATTCTGCTCTTGTTTGATAATCTGTTCGCATTAGTCAAGCATTCCTTTATAATATTTTGAATAAGAATCGTTATTTAATGTTACACCACCATATTCAGAATTAATAGCTGGGCCCATATATCCACCCATACTAGCTTTTTTTCTTTTTGCAAATGTTGGAACATTTGTAGGTTTTCCACCTACACCTTGTGCTTTACTTCTTTTCCTTGCAACGGCACTCCGTCTCTGGGAGTCTGTCATCCTTGCCGCTTTGGCAGCAGGGACGCACTTTGGATATTTTCTTTTTGAACCACTCGCAGATTTTCTTCCACATTTTTTAAAACCTCCGCCTTTTTTCTTAGCGCCGATGTCCACCCAATCTTGTTTGAACCATTCTTTTAAACCGGCCATTACGAATTCTTTCCGATAGCTTCCCTATTAGTTCCTCTTTTGGCTATCTTACAAACACTACCACCTTTTCCTAAACCTTGTCTTTTTAATCTAGCAGTTGCTTCAGTTAAGCCTCCACCCATATAGGTTTGTCTCATCATGCCACCACCCATAGCTGGTTTACGACCTTTAAAATCTTTTCTTTTCACACCTGAAGGGTCTTTAATTTTACCTGCACAAATTTTAGAAGCGTATGCGTTAGCGTATGCACTAGGATATACCGCAAATTTTCTTTTTGCTGCTGCTTTACCTCTTGGACATAGTTTAGTCATTATGATCTCGCTGTTTGTTTTGCTCGTTTAAAGTCAGATGCTTTTGGTGCACCTTTAGCACCTTTCTTTCGCATCTTACCTCCACGCTTTCTTTTAGCGTGAATGTTTGCATATAAACCTGGACGAGCCATTATTTTTTTCCTTTTAAAGCTGCCATCATCATAGATGGTTTTTTTTCTTTTTTATTTTTTTTCTTAGCCTCAATAAATTTTCTAAGTTGTGGTGGGATAGTTCCGCCTTTAGCAGTCATTCTGTTAACTACGTTACCTTTACTTTTTTTATCTGCAGCTGCTTTTTTCATAGACTCTTTTGTATTCTTATCTTTGTCTATATCTAAAAAATCAGGCTTTGGTGTTCCTTTGGAATACATTCTTCTTCCCATTCCTCCACCCATAGCTTTAAATCTATTAGTGACCTGTGTGTTATATCTTTTATTTGGCATTATTTTTTTCCTCCGTTTCTAAATATTTGTGTTCCCTTTATACCATAAATACTCGCTACGACAAGTATCCATAAATTTGTAAACCATGACGGGAGCTGTGAGAACATCTCAAAAAACAATTTTACTTTGTCCATCGCACTTGGATCGTCTGATATGACTGCCCAAGCGAGCACCAAAACGGGCAAACTGAGAATTATCAAAACTGCCTCGTCTTTCCAGTCCGATTGTCGGGCTTCTAATAGTTTTCCCTGGTAAGCTTCCTCACCACGGGCCATCTTAGAGGCATGCATAAGTTGTGCCTCAGACATTGCCATCTTCGTCTTCTGCTTGTTCTCATAAATCTTACTACCAGCAGAGACGGCTAATTTTATTGCCGACAACCACATATTAATAAGCCTTAGAACTTCTTTTTTTCTCTGCTAAAAC